CTAAATAATTATGAAAACTTTATATTATTTCTTAGTGATATTCACTCTAAATATAAATTATGCATATAGCCATGAGATGACACCGGCATACCCAAAGTTAACACCAGCTCACGTAGATGGTATAAGCTCCGCCAGATTAAAATTGTTTAATAGAAGAAACGATGCGATTTATTATGAAATTGGAGTATTTGACGAAAATTGGAATCCTTTGCCTTTTGCGGCGAGCGAAAGAATATTAAATATAAATTATTTGGAGACTATTGAATTTGAAGTATATATAAGAAATAGTGATAGAAATAAAGTTACATACCTGTGTACTACGTCCAAGCTACTAAAGAAAGACGTATTATTTACAGGTGTTACATCTAAAATATGTTCTAAAATAAAGAAAGATTAAAAGTGAGACTGATATATATTATTGCGTTTGCGCTTATATTTACAGGCGCAAACGCGGATACAAGTTCAGTAAATTTAGCTTTACCGAACTTACCCATGAACTATCAATCCGATAAATTTCGGGCTGGTGACTTAGATTGCTCAAACGCAATTGGTTCCGCAACTAATATGGAATTTGGCGTGACGAGTGTTATTAAGAACGGTGAATATGACCAATTAAATAATAATTATAACGATCAACGAACAGGGGATGTTGGTGTATATGCTAGAATTGTAATACCTTTAGGTAAGGTTGCAAAGTCTAGAATAGACTGCAATAGACTTTATGAATTAGAATTAAGAAAAAAACAATTAGAAGTTCAAAAGTTAGAAAGAGAATTGCTTGAGTTAAGAAGTTTGCAGTTTGAAAACTAACATATAGGAGGTTTAATAAACACATATGATTGATCCAGTTACAGCTATTACTGCTGCAACTGCTGCTTTCAATGGAGTGAAAAAACTTGTTGCCGCAGGGCGGGAGATAGAGGATGTAGTTGGACAATTAGGAAAGTGGTATGGTGCCGCAGCAGATTTAAGTAGAGCAGAGTCTCAAAGAAAGAATCCGCCTATCTTCACTAAATTATTTAGTGGTGGTTCGGTTGAGCAAGAAGCATTAGAAATTATAGTACACAAGAAAAAGCTTGAAGAACAGGAAAAACAACTTCAAGATTTACTTAATATACGATTTGGGTTTGGTACATGGAAAGAAATGGTAGAACTGCGTAGAAAAATACGCAAAGAACGTGAGGAAACTCTTTATAAACAACAGGAACGAAAAGCCGCATTTTTTGAAGGTGTACTTCTAATATTTCTAGTTACAATGGGATTTGTTGTACTTGGTGGTATGGTTTATCTCACAGGTCTGGGAGCTGGTTATTGGTAAAATGCAAGGAAGAAGAAAATGAGTGAATTAGAATTTGCAGGTATGAAGTTTAAAGGCGGAAAGATGTTCGCCGTACTTACTGCGCTATCAACACTAGGAGGCGGCGCCTGGGCTGGTTTTGAATTTTATGCAGACTATATGGACATGAAAGAGATTGTTCAAAATATTGATATAGATGAAATTGCAGCCGCAAACACATTACAGTTACAAAAGCTCGAAGACGCTATTGGGTATACACAAGATATTAAAGATGATTTAAAAGGTGATATTGCTCGTTCTGAAAATCTAATAGGAGTATTAGAAGATCAGATAATTGCAATGGAAAACACCGTAAGAGATTTACGTAAAGACGTTTATAATAAATTAGATACATTTGAAGAGCGCTTAAGATTAACTCTTAAAGACAATCAAGATACGATGACCGATTTGCGTGATCGTATTAGTACTAATTTAGAAAATTCAGAAGCAAGAATTAAAGAAACACAATCTAGTATCGGAGATACGTTAGAGGGTGTACGTAATGAAATGAACGTACTTCAAAAAGATGTAACTGCATCTATCAGGGAAGTTGAAGCCGGTGTTCGTCAAACGGATAAAGACATAAGAACTGATATGAAACAACTTGATAAAGACTTATCAGAAAAACTACAAGAAGCATTAGATAATCCGTTATCTAATTAGATATAAGCAGAGGCCAATATGGAAGTATTAGGATTAATATTTTTAACATTTATGACTATAGGATCAGAGTTTGATAAAGTAAACGATAAAATTGATATATTAGAAACAAATTTATCAATGATGCAAACTTTTCATTCAAAAACTGTTGACGAAAATCTTGCACAGCAACAGCAAATTAATGATCTTATTATTCAAATTGAAAGACTAGAAACAAAACACGAAAGTGATTTTTTAAATCTTAGCGCCGCGCATTCTTCTAGCCACGCAAGGCAAGAAACAATGTTAAGTAGCCAAAATGATAATTTAGAGCTTTTAAGAATGGAAACGGATAGCTTGCAACAGCAACTAAGTATTATAAGTGGAGAAACCAATGAATGAAAAAGTTTCTATTTAATTGGCTAATAAAAGATTATATAGATGAAGCCGTAAACAAGAAATTTGAAGAGAAAGCGTATGAAAGATACGTCTATGAAAGACAACAAAACCTTCGTGATAGAATTAATCAAATCAGAAGGACACTTGGAATTTCATCGCCACAGGGGGTTTACGTTGAAAATTCAGAAGAAGTACAAAAGCCCGGTAGTGTATTGGAAGTATCCGACGGTAAAAAATATGGACTACAAGCGCGGGCACTTGAATCCAGAGTAAGACAAACAGAAATGGAAAATATAAAGCAAAAATTAATGAGAGGTAAAAAATGATAGAAAAATGCGCAGTAATGGCTCGATGTGCGCAAATAGCTTATATGGATGGAAAAGAAGCCAAAACAGAATACAGAAAATTAGGATACACATCACACAGATTTATTGAAAGCGACGGTGCACAGGTACATATAGTTTCAAATAAAAATGAAATCGTTTTGTGTTTCCGTGGAACAGAACCAGGAGAGTTTTCAGATATTAAAGCTGACCTAAATGCTTTACCAGATAGAGCTCAAAATGGTTCAGGATTTGTCCATAATGGATTTCAAGAAGAAGTAAATAAAGTATGGGATCAAATTAATATTGCCCTATCAAAAATGAAACTATCAGATAAAAAGTTTTACATCTGCGGCCATTCACTCGGCGGTGCTATGGCTACTATTGCAACCAGTAGGTTCGGTACTAAAGTTGATTGCCTTTATACATACGGATCTCCAAGAACAGGGACTAGAAAATTTGTTAAGTCGTTTAGTAATATACCTCATTTCCGCCATGTTAACAATAACGACCTGGTCACTTGTGTTCCTTTTGCTATCCTGGGATATAGACACCATTCGCAACCGCGCTATATCAACTACTTTGGAAAAATCAGAAAAATGAGCAAATGGCAACGCACAAAAGACAAGTGGCGTGGACGTTGGGCGGCAATAAAAAAGAAAATGCCTTTTGATGGCGCATATGACCATAGTATGGTTTATTATTCAAAATACACGGAGGAGAATAAAAATGGCAATGCCTGAGCAAGTAACAATAAGTACTAGTGAAGAAGTAAGGCCAATACCCCTAAAAGACGAAGATACACCAGAAGGAACTTTTGATTTAAGTTTTAGAATAATGAATAACGAAGTTATCGGCTTTGCAATGCGAGTTGACGACTTTAAAGCAAAATGGCTTATCCTTGGACTTATTGCTATTGCTATATTAGGTTTTGTAGCAACAGCATTTGGTCCATTGATAATGTCAACATTCGGAGGATAAGATGGAAATGCTTACAAGAATGTTCGGCGATACGCTGTGGATTTATACAGCTATTGGCGGATCACTAATAGGTGCAGCTTTTTTAGCATGGTTTAGAAACACACACGCAGCACTTTATTTGATGTCAAGAGTTGATGCATTCTTAGATTATTTAGTAGATCGTTTCGGTTGGGATTGGTTACAAGATGATCCTAACGCGTGGCGTAAACGATATCCAAAAGTTACTAAAAAAATTGATGATTTGGAAATGAGAATAAAGAAATTGGAGAAAAAGAAATAATGTTAAGTAAACAATGCAAGCTGCACTTAGAAGAAGCTGGTGAAACGGGTTTTGAACACGCAAAGCAAGCTGTTAAAATAGCAGTTCAATTACAATTATTAGTCCCTGCTCTTTTGGTACACGCGGTGGCTCCTCGTTTTTTTACAAACACAGCTTCAGACGTTATGGAAAACATTTTAAAGGAGAGAAAAAATGGCTTGGATTAAAAATAGATTAAAAGAAAGAACAAGTTGGGATGGGATCGGATTAGTCGGTCTTGGCCTACTTGTTTTATTTATGGCACCACTTGCCAAAATTGGCGCAGGCGTTGCAATTGCCTGGGGTGCATGGACTATTTGGAAATCTGAATGATTTTGAATATCACAGACAATGCTAGAGAGTATCTAAAAAAGGTCGGTAAACCAAACGTGTCATTAACCGTAAAAGGTGGAGGATGCTCTGGTTTTCAATATGAATGGGGTGTTACAGAAAAAGACCCTACCGTGGAAAACCTTTGGTTAGATCCTATGGCTGAAATGTTTATATTTGGATGTACTGTGGACTATATTGAGGAATTAGGCGGATCTTATTTAAAAGTAATAAATCCAAATGCAACCGCATCATGTGGGTGTGGCGAAAGCTTTGCCGTTTAATAGTTGACATAAACACATATCTGTGATATAAATAAATTTATTAATACCCCTGGGCCTAATGCCTGGGGGGTAACTCACTTAAGGTTCAAATGGATAATTTAAGAGAAATTACAAAACAAGAACATCGTCGAGCTGAGCGTACTGCCTTTATGGGTAGGATGATAAAGAAACAATTAAGTCCTTATGATTATTACCTATATCTTAAGAACCAGCTTTTTGCGTATACAAATCTTGAATATTATGCTGTAGAGGCTGGTGCTATTACTAAAGATATGGAACCAATACTCAGAGGTGCAGCATTAGTAGATGATGTTATGACTATGGAGTTAGAGCATGCCTATTCCGCAGCACCTATATTACCAGCAACAGATCACTATGTAAAATATATCAAGCAAATTAAAGATGATAAAGACAGGCTATTAGCCCATGTATATGTCCGTCATATGGGAGATTTATCAGGTGGGCAAATCATCAAAAAGTTTGTACCTGGCCCAACGGCCTTATATGAATTTGATAAAAACGCGGATGAGCTTAAAGAGATTATCCGTTCTAAATTGCATAATGATTTGGCAGAAGAATCAAAAGTATGTTTTACTATGGTTCAAAAATTCCTTGAAGAACTTGAAGAATATATTCAAGAAGGTTCTAATTAATTTTAATCACAAAATAGAAGCAAATGATATATGACACAATTATGGGATAGGCTTAATGATTATGCCTCATATCTGTGGACACGATTTGATGATGAATTTCAAAGATATCACGAACATGGTATGGATGGGTTAGAATTTAAAGATTGGAACGATACCTTTTGGTGTTCTCATCATATTCGTAAGTGCCACTTAAAAACAATTTCACCGGCAAACGGCAAAGGTTTATGGCTTATGCATGTAAATATTTTTCCAAAGAAAGATATTGAATTGCCTATACTCGGCTTTGATATTGTTGCCGGGCCCAAGAAGATAACCGGATCTTTTATGGATTTTAGTCCATTACACGGATTTCCTCATCCCTATAATGATCATATGCATATGCGTGTTAAAGGCCTAGAATGGAATAAACCTCGTGAATTGCCTAATTGGGCAAAGGAGATATTCTCAGACGATATGGTTGCGGTCGGCAATATCAATACCGAGTCTGAACTTGAGCAATTTATTGAAGTAACATCTGACCTTGTAGATTTTTATTTAAATAATTTAGAACAAAACTGTTTTAGCGCAAGGCGTGAAACAGCACCTATACTAAATAAGTATTGCCAAAACCAAAAAATGAATCCCCACTTGCATCGGTCAATGCTGACTATGGGTATTTCTGAGACTGATAAAGATGCATATATTAATAACGTACTTTTTGAAGAAATTTAAGTAAATAAATCGCTTAAATAGTTTGACATTTCTTAATTTTTGTTATAATATAGAACTATAGAAACAAATCACAACAAAAAGGAGTTCTTTAATGAAAAATCCTTATGAAGATTTTTACATTCAAATTAAAGATAGAAACGGTGCCTCAGCTTCTGTATATATTTTAGAAAAAGATGATAGTAAGATTGTATATGAAGATAGTTCAGGTAAGAAATTTTATGAAGAGTTATTTGCTGCTTTCCCACTCGAAGTTGTAGAAAGATATGCAATTGATTGGGCTCAAGGAAAAAGAAAATTAGATTGGAGAAAAGTGTCATGATAGTCAATACGTTGCTGCGGGAAACTGCAGGACAAAATTTAAAGGCGGAAATACATTTTGATGATAACGATCAAACGTATAACGTAAAGTATTATATAAACGGCTGCTTTCAGGCAGACAGACAACTCGGCAAAACTGACAGGATCTCTGTTGAGGAACATGCTAGGGGTTGGATTGATAGTGTTGGAGTTCTAAAAGGTTAATGATTGAAACACGTACACCAGAAAAAATTCATATGGCAATTGCAGAAAAATTAAAAAAAGGAGCAACTTATATAGATGCTTTAGTTGAATACTCGAAAGAGAATAACATTGAAATAGAGACAGTAGCAGAAATTGTAAAAAGGTCTTCTATTATTAAAGAAAAAATCAGGGCTGAAGCAATATCCATGAAACTAGTAAAGAAAGAAAAAGTTGATGTCACTGAACTATGCCAATGAAGCATCGTTTAGAACTTACGTAAACTATTTGGCGCTTAAAAAGCATTTTGATACTGACGGTTATGATTACCACAAATATAATGGTAAAATCAGAGCTTCGTTTGATAAGTTCCAAACAAGAAACGATGCTTTCTTTTTTTATAAACTAGCAAAGAAAGAAGACGCCCTGAATATTCTTGTAGCTAATCTTGTTCGCAATCCTAAAGCCTGGATACGTGAAATAGTTGAGGAAAGAGGGGAAGAAATATATACTGAATGGAAAAAGAAAATTGATTCTATTACACACGTATATAAAAATGAGTTGAAAAAACTTAAAGACAATTATCACGCAAACTTAGAGGTTAATGACGGACAACATCCACACGTTATGACCATGTACTTTCAAAAACAAATATCCCTTGAGACATTTACTATACTTTCAAATATATCAAATGTTTATAGCTATTGGGATGAAAAAGTAGTTGACAAATACGTTGCTTGTGATATAATTAGATTATCAAAGAAATACTATCCTTTCTTAGATATTGACAAAAAAAAGTTTTCAAAAATCACTAAAGATTACTTTTTTGAGAATAAATAGATGGTGGAAACGTTTCCACATATACATCGAAAATATAACGCAAAATTAGGAGATATAAACATGACTATGTCATTTGATGCACTTAAAAAGAACCGTTCAAATTCGCTCAGCAAATTGAACTCACAGCTCGAAAAAATTACTACAAAGAGCTACTCAGATCCCAACGAAGGTAAAATGTGGAAACCAACTCGTGACAAAGCGGGTAATGGTTTTGCTATTGTTCGTTTCTTACCTGCTACCCAAGGTGAAGAAATGCCATTCGTTAGACTATGGGATCATGGATTTCAAGGTCCAACAGGTCTATGGTATATCGAAAACTCTCTCACTACAATTGGAAAAGATGATCCTGTTTCTGAACTTAATTCAAAGCTTTGGAACAGCGGAGTTGATTCCGATAAAGAACAGGCACGTAAACAAAAACGCCGCCTAAAATATATTGCTAATGTTCTTGTTATTAAAGACAGTGGCAATCCCGCAAACGAAGGCAAAGTCTTTATGTACCAATTTGGTAAAAAGATCTTTGATAAACTCAATGACATGATGAACCCTCAGTTTGAAGACGAAAACCCAGTCAATCCATTTGACTTTTGGGAAGGAGCAAACTTCCGCCTGAAAATTCGTCAGTTTGAAGGTTATCCTAATTATGATAAATCTGAGTTTGATAGCCCGTCACCAATTGCTGATGACGACTCAGATATTGAAGCAATTTGGAAACAACAACACAAATTGCAAGAATTGGTCGCTGAAAAGAACTTTAAAGATTATAATGAGCTCAAGGCAAAATTATATCGCGTTCTTAATCTTAGTGGTGATGCACCTAACGCAACAGGAACTGCGGAAGAAGAAACTGATACAGATCTTGATATGAGTAGCTTTGGTGCAAAAACACAAGATGCGGCGCCGATGAAAGAAGTCTCAACACCTTCACCATCGCCTGCTACTATTGACGATGATGATGAAGACCTTGCTATGTTCAGGGACCTTGTCAAAAGCTAAAAGTTGAGGAGCTTCGGCTCCTCTTCTAACCACAGCCAAGGAGAACAAGTATGGCAGATAAAGACATTATAGATTTTGATTTTGGCTTTAGTTTTATTGACGATGAAATTGAAGAAGTAAAACAAACAGCTGCAAGTTCAGAAGCAGCTGCCCAAGATCTAGAAACACAACTTAGCAATCTTACAAACGAAAAGATTGACTTAGACGCAAGGATTGAAAGACTTTACTCCGCAGTTGAACCTTTCCTTGACAATCTATGCAAATCACCAGAAAAGTCAACTATTTTCTGGCCTGATCGTGTAGAAAAAATTGAAAAATATAAGACAAAACTAAAGGCTATCGCAGAAGGAGAATAATGTGAGTCTATTAGACAAACTCGTAAAAAATAGTACTATCAAACTAACAGCACCTATGACGGAGTCAAAAGTTTTTGGTAAAAAAGAAATGGCACCAACACCGGTTCCAATGGTTAACGTAGCTTTATCAGGGCGTGTTGACGGCGGCTTAAGCCCAGGACTTCTTGTCCTTGCAGGTCCATCCAAACATTTTAAGTCAGCCTTTGCGCTGTTAACAGCTGCAGCATATATGAATAAACATAAAGATGCTGTTTTGTTATTCTATGACTCAGAATTTGGTACGCCGCAATCTTACTTTGAGTCTTTTGGTATTGATATGGAAAGAGTAGTTCATACTCCGATTACTAATGTTGAAGAACTTAAATTTGATATTGCAAGTCAACTTGACACAATTGATAAGAAGGATCATGTGTGTATTATTATTGACTCCGTGGGTAACCTTGCTTCAAAGAAAGAAGTTGAGGATGCAATGAACGAAAAATCAGTAGCAGATATGTCTCGTGCTAAAGCACTGAAATCGTTGTTCCGTATTGTAACCCCACATCTTAACTTAAAAGATATCCCACTTATTGCTGTTAACCATACTTACCAAGAAATTGGATTGTTTCCTAAAGCTATTGTTTCAGGCGGTACGGGCATCTATTATTCAGCTGATGCTATTTGGATTGTCGGTCGCCAACAAGATAAAGTTGGTACAGAAATTCAAGGTTATCACTTTGTTATTAACATTGAGAAATCCCGCCACGTTAAAGAAAAATCTAAAATCCCAATTAGTGTAAGTTGGGAAGGCGGTATTGTTAAATGGTCTGGTTTAATGGAAGTTGCTGAAAAAGGTGGTTACTTACGTAAACCAAAAGTTGGTTGGTATGAAGCAGTAAATCCTGCAACTGGCGAAGTTATTTCAGAAAAGTTAATGCGTGCTAAAGAAGTTAACGATAACGGTGAATTTTGGAATATGATGTTTGAAACTACAGACTTCAAAGAATATGTACGGAATACATTTACAATTGGAGCTTCGGGCAGTATTATGCGAGAAAATAGTGAAGATGATAGTGTGCTAGAAGAAGTTGTGGAAAATGATTGAGAATACAGTATTATCTAATTTAGTATTTAACGAAGATTACTTTCGCAAAGTATATCCATATCTTAAGTTGGATTATTTTGAAAGTAATGAACATAAAAAAATATTCACTGCATATTCTGAATATGTTGAAGAATACAGAGATCCTCCTTCAGTGGAGGTTCTCAAACTTACACTCGACAAACGTAAAGATATGAACGAAGACATGTACAAAGATGTCATGCTCGAAGTTGATAATTTGAAACGTGATGAAGATACAGACGATGAATGGCTAATCAAAGAAACAGAAAAGTTCTGCCAGGACAAGGATTTATTTAACGCAATTCGTAAAGCTATTCTTGTAGTTGATGGATCTGACTCTGAATTAAGTAAAGACGGTTTACCTGCTTTATTACAAGATAGTTTATCTATTAGTTTTGATAGTTCAGTAGGTCATGACTATCTTGAAGACTTTGATTCTCGTTATGATTTCTATCATAAAAAAGAAGAACGTATTCCCTTTGATATTGAATTACTTAACAAAATTACAAAAGGTGGTTTACCCCGTAAATCTATGACGGTTCTTTTGGCTACAACAGGCGGCGGTAAATCGTTAGTTAAATGTCATGCAGCGGCGTCGGCATTAATGATGGGAAAGAACGTATTATATATTACAATGGAAATGGCAGAAGAACGCATCTCAGAACGTATTGATGCAAACCTTCTTGATGTTACTATTGATGAAGTTGCTGAAATGCCACGTGATGTATATACAAAAAGAATGGAACGTTTAAAAGGTAAAAGCACGGGAAAAATTGTTGTAAAAGAGTATCCTACTGGTTCTGCTCACGTTGGTCATTTCCGTCATCTTCTTACTGAATTGCGTATGAAGAAAAACTTTAAACCTGATATTATCTTTATTGATTATTTGAATATTTGTGCGTCCGCAAGGGTAAAAGGAGCAGCTGCTGCAAATTCTTACACTCTTGTAAAATCAATAGCCGAGGAGGTACGTGGTCTTGCGATGGAATACAATTGTGCTGTGGTTACTAGTTCTCAGTTTAACCGCGATGGTTATGGCAACTCTGACGTGGATCTTACTAATACTTCTGAAAGTATGGGAATTACCCATACTGCTGACTGTATTCTAGGCTTAATCACTTCTGAAGAACTCGATAGTCTTGGGCAGATAATGATTAAACAATTGAAAAACCGTTGGAACGATCTTAATTACTATCGTAGGTTTGTTGTCGGAGTTGATAGATCAAAAATGAAAATCTATGATCTTGAAGACGGAGCACAACGAAACATACAAGGAGAAAGTTCTAACAATAATTCTTCAAGTAATGATGATACTCCTGCATTTGATAAATCTGCCTTTGGGCAACAATGGGATATGAATAAATCAAAAAAGTCTTTAAGTAAATTGTTTGAAGTTGGTGAATTGCAGTAATCAATATTTTCAGTTGAGTGCCAAACTAAACAGAGGGGCTTCGGCCTCTCTTTTTTTATAAATAATATCTATAAATAAAAAGAGCTCTTAATGAAATACGCTGATGTAGAAAATACTCTTAAAGAAATTTATGGGTATGATATAAAAGGCATAACAAGAAATCGCATGGCAATTGTCACTGATAAAAGGCAAGCTGCAATTGATACTACGTTATCTGCTTTTAGAGGTGCTAGATTAGTACGAGATAGAACTGCATTAAATATTTCTTCATTAGGAGTAGTATATATAGGTCCTACGCAAGTAATCGCAAAACCAAAAACTAAAAACGTTTTAAAGGCAGAACAAGAAGCAACTGAAATACTTATAGAAGTAATAAGAGAAGCTGTTGAACAAGAAGGAAAACCAATTAGAGTTAGTATTGGTAGTTATAAAGTAGATAACGTAGTTAGTGCTGGTGCAGATCAGATCAAAGGAGATCCAAAGGCTGATATTGCTTTAATAGATAATAGTAAACGTGAAGTAGGTTTTATATCTCATAAGAAAGCCGGTGGCGCAAAGGCATATCAACAGTATGGCGGTATATCACAACGAGCTGGTACAATCATATATGAGGATGCACTTGTTGAGCAATATGTCCGAGATTTGAGCGATTATGTAAAAAGAGAATTTATTGATGGATCAGTCGGTGTTGGATTTAGCGCATGGAGAGCAGTAGAAGATACTCCAGAAGGAAGAAAATTAATTGGTAGGTCTGTATATGGACCAAGATGGAATAACGGTAGTACGTTTAATAGGGATAGTGTACATTGTATAGGTCAAGGATCACCAGTATTAACAAGGCAAAGGGATGGGTCATATCAACTTACTTTCTCTGAGTCTACACATACTGCTAATGATTTAAATTGGGCTTTCCTTGGAGAATATAAAGCTATTTTTGCCACAACATATAGAAACGGTAGAACAACAAGTCAACAGGATATAATTGTAAAGAACGCAAGAAGTGGAATATATCCATACGACTTTATAAGAAGTAGAAGGGCAACAGAAATCTAATGATAAGTTTTAAAGAATATATAACAGAAGCAATTAAAGCTGAAGATTTTGAAGCTGCCATTGTAATTGGTTGGCATGAGATCACGGGACAAAAAATTAATCCCGCAGCAGCTGGCATTTCACAAAAAGTTTATGACAGCATTATGGCCCAACCGCAATACGTTGAAGCTGGTAAAAAAATTGCACAATCAATTAAAGATCATTTCAAATTAAGTGATAAAGTAAAGGCTGAACAATACGGTCGAGCTAAATCAAAGCTTACTTCTTTTTGGAGTGGTTATGGCGCATCTGATACAACACCAAAAACTGATATTTTAATTGGCGATAAAAGATTGTCATTAAAAATTGGTATGGCTCAATTGATGTCAGGTGGTAAAGCAGAATCAACTGCAACATTCTATGCCGCAATGGAAAAAGCAAAGGTAAAAGATTCACCACAACTGAAAAAGGTTTTAGGTATTTTTGAAGATTTTGTGACAGCACAACTAGCACCATCACAATTAAGACCTATTATCAAATCAGGAGAAAATCCTATAGTTAATCGAGGGGAAGCTGCTCATAAACAAATTATGACAGAACTTGGTACACTCTTTGCTGAAAATGAAAAATTTAAAATTGAATTTGCCCGTGAAGCAATGTCAGGATTTGTTAAGTATGGCGAAACAAGTAATTCAGCTGCAGAATTTATGGTGGTATCAGATCATAGTGGATCTTCAACAAAAATTACATCTGTTTATGATGATGCATATTGTAAGAAGATTGCCGATGCAATGAAGCTTCAGGCACGATTTAAAACATCATCACGTAAATTAAAAGGTGTAAAGACTGGAGAGTATAACTTTTGGTCTGTTATCTCATTAATTGTTGACGCAAAGCTAAAAGAAGAAGTCGAGCTCGAAGAAGGAATGTTTACTAATCTTATTAGTAGAATTAAAGGTAAATTCGGTCAGGCTATCAAAAAAGCAAAAGCCTTTATATCAGGAAAGGTTAAAAACGTATTAACTTTCTTTGGGGCAGAACCAGAAATAAAAGTGAGCAAAAATGTTAAATTTTAAAAAATTTATAGCAGAAGAAAAAAACCTGCATATGACCCACGCAGAAGATGCGATTATTGATGGCGGAATTATAGGTACTCGTAACGTTATAAATTATCTCAGAAATATTAGAGATATGCTAGGAGGCAATACAAAGTCACCAGTTAATATAAGCGTTAAATGGGATGGCGCACCGGCAGTATTTGCAGGTACCGATCCGAGTGATGGGAAGTTCTTTGTTGCCAAGAAAGGCATTTTTAATAAGAACCCAAAGCTCTATAAAACACATGCTGATATCGACGCAGATACAAAAGGTAAAGGCGATCTTAATTCTAAATTAAAAGTAGCCCTTGACGAGTTTTCAAAACTTGGGATTAAGGGTGTAGTACAAGGCGATTTTTTATATGAAAGAAGTGATATTAAAGAAGATACGATTGACGGTGAACCGCATATTACTTTCCACCCTAACACGATTGTTTACGCGATACCTAAATCATCAAAGCTTGCTAAAGAAATACTCGGATCCAAGGTCGGAGTGGTCTGGCATACAGTATACCGAGGATCAAAACTTGAAGAAATGTCTGCAAATTTTGGAGAGGAGATATCTAATAGTCTCAAAAAAGTAAAAACTTGTTGGCATGTTGACGCTGTATTTAAAGATCAATCTGGTAATGCAACGTTTACAGCAAAAGAAACTAAACAAATTACAAATCTTCTTTCTAAGGCAGGATCGTTGTTCCGTACTATTCCTAAAAAGACGTTTGATGGTTTATTACCTTCGGCTAATAAAGAACTTAATATGAGAGTAAATACTTATATTAACGTAAAGGTACGTGAAGGTCAGCGTGTCGGTAAACCTAAAACATTTGTAAAAGGATTAGAAAAATACCTTAATGATTGGTATGACGGTGAAATTAATACAAAGAAATCCGCAAAAGGTAAGGCAACCTGGGAAGCCAAAAAGACCGATACAATGAAATTCTTTAAAGATAATTCTACTCGTGATATTGAAAATTTGTTCGCAATGTATAATTTAATTGTAGACGCTAAACATATGATTGTTCGTAAACTTGAAAAAGTTGATGGATTAAAAACATTGCTTAAAACTGATAATGGTTACGAGGTTACAGGGCAAGAAGGTTTTGTTGCCATTGACCGTTATGGTAAGAATGCGTTAAAACTTGTTGACCGCTTACAATTTTCAGCAGCAAACTTTTCAGACAAATACATTAAAGGATGGCAGAAGTAATGGCTATTTGGAACAAATTAACTCAAGCATATTTACAAGGTAATAAAACTTTATTTGAAGCGTTTATGCTCGCGGATAAAGACGGTAATATCATCAACTCATTTGGAGTTGCATCTAATATTCCAATTGCTGCAGGCGACGTTGCCGGTTATGGCCATATTAATAAATTTGGCGCCACAGGCGGAGACGTGACTGCAGGTACTATCTGGGACGGTAATTCAGCAGCAGTAACATATCCGTACCCAGCTGCCGGTGTTGTAGCTGTAACTTCTACTCAAAACAGTGGCGCATCAGTTGAAATCCAAGGTCTTGACGCAGACTACGCACCACAAACAGTAACGACTACTATTGGTGGAACAACCACTGAAACATTTTCACGAGTATTTAGAGCTCGTATGGTAGATACTAATAACGATGCAGATGTTACTATCAATCAAGGTGGCGCTTTAGCTGCAAAAATTATTGAAGATAAAGGCCAAACTCTTATGGCTGTTTATACTGTGCCGGCAGGTAAAACGGCGTATCTAATCAAAATTCAAATGGGTTCTGACAAAGCATCAACCAATGCCTCGTTACAATATACATTGTTTGCAAGACCTTTCGGCGGTACATTTAATGTTAAAGGTATTTCGTACGCTGCCGGTGGTCAAAATGTTGTTGTAGAATATCCAGTGCCATTAAAGTTTGAAGAAAAGACAGATATCAAAATTGATGTCATTGCCGCATCAGGTGGTCAAACTTGTTCTGGAACTTTTGATATTATATTGATAGACAACCCGACATAATGTCACTGTTGCATTATAAGCAATCCGGCTATATCAAATTGGTAACCATTGTTTACCTATTTCTCTAATAAATATATTTGTAAAAAGGATTAAACCTAGGCATGGGGTCTGGGATCGGATCATACATACACATATATTAGAGGAAACGGAAATGACACAAGCAATCCTTATGGCACACGGCCACTTAACAGGCGCAATTGAAGGCCTATTAGATTTTTTTAGATCAGTAAACGAAAAAAGAATTCAACATAAAGCAATCCGTGAAACGGAAAAAGCTTTACGATCATTAACAAACGCAGAACTAAATGATATCGGTATCACGCGTGGCGACATTTATACAATCGCTCGTACGTCAACCTGCATTGATAACGTAAACGCAAATAACAATTTGCGAGGTTGGGTATAATGGAAGCGGTAGGAAACAGCCCGGTTGAAGCACCAAAATTTATTAAAGCTATTGGCAAATACCTAGTTGCATTTGCAATGGGCGTTTGGGCATTTGGTGAAAGTGCAGGACGAGCAAGAGCAGCCGCTGAATTATCTCGCCAAGGTTATCACCAAGAAGCTCGCAATTTAATGTTAGGAGAAAATAAGTAATGTGGAAACGTTTTTTAAAAGCAATGGAATATAGAAGTTACTGCATGGCAATCCGTGAATTACATAGTAGAGGTATGTTTAAAGAAGCACAACGTATCTCAGAATACAAACACAATATGTATCCGAGTTACTAATGTAAAATTTAGATTGACATTATAAGTAAAATATAGTAATATAAATAAAGGAAGGTAATAAACCCTTCCTTTTTTATTTAAGATAACCAAGCAAAGATTAGTTTATGAAAGAATGGTTTGAAGGAAAAACTGTTTCTGTAGTTGGTAATGCACAATCACTTATCAACCAAAAGTTTGGTCAGGAAATAGATCAAGCAGATGTCGTGGTTCGTATTAACCGCGGTGGATACAGATATCTTGAATTTAAAAAGCAAATGGGATCAAAACTTGATGTGTGGTGTATGCAAAATATACGCCAAAACAAAGCGCATTTTGGTAGAGCACAAACAAAAGGTGCTCATAAAATGCAAATGGACACAATAGATATATCTCCACAATTTATAGAGTTAGCTGATGCCGTGTTTTCAAAAGAAGACCGACAGGCCCTTGATATTAATCTAACAAAGAAGTCGTCGTCAGGCCTTAGAGTACTATATTACATATCAAAACAAAATCCTCTTAAAGTTTCAGTATACGGTTTTGATTGGAAGAAAACTTATTCTTGGCACGAAAGGCGTAAATGTGTCGCTCATTTATTTGATGAAGAGCGTAAATACTGTTTTAATAATTTTTTTAACACAGACACCTTTTTTCTTCGTGGCTATCATGTATAATTTTTTTATTTAGAAAGAAAGAATAATGAAAATAAATGCTGTTACGTGTTTTAGCCTTAAAGGTTGGAAAGAAACTGGTACGCTATTAGTAAAAGGTTTTATTGAACATTGGCCTAAAGATACTTATTTGACCGTATACGTTGATGATCCTATTCCAAAGAATAGTCTTATACGTGATGATAGAGTTAAATATAAAATACTTAACCACCCAGAGCTGTTAAGCTTTAAAGAACGGCATGTGAATAATAAAGAAGCTAATGGCCTAGGATCTAAATCCAAAAAAGGCGGTAAAGATTATATGTTTGATGCTGTTAGATTTAGTCACAAAGTATTTACTCTTTTTCAGTTTCTCGAAGAAGAAAAAACTAATCTCCTTATATGGTTAGATGGTGACAGCAGAACACATTCTAAAGTAGAAGTTAAAGATATCTTGAATTGGATTCCGCCTAACAAATTTGCCGGATATCTTGCTAGACCTTGGATGTACACAGAAACAGGATTTCATATATTTAATATGGACCATGAGATATCTAAATCGTTTTTGAATACTTGGAAAGAATATTACACGCAAGACACTATATTTAAACTTGATAAATGGACTGACTGCCATACTTATGATGCTGCTAAGTTAAATTTTGATGATGGATATTGGCACAACCTAAGCCCTGGTGTAAGAAACAATCATCCTTTTATTAATGGTCCTCTTGGCGAGTTTATGGATCATATGAAAGGTCCTAGAAAGATAAAAGGCACTAGTCATAGAAAGGATTTGATTGTTCAAAGAGAGCATAAATATTGGAATAACGTAAAATGATATATGTGTTTTTGTCGGGCAAACGAGAACAAGATCGTTATTTAAAACAGGTCGCAATTGGACTTGGAGGAAAGATTGTTTATACGAGACAATTTTTATCGTTTACGCCACACAGGCCAGGAATGCCAAGGCAAATAAAAACTAAAAAATTACATGATGCAACAGGTTTAGTTTTTGCAGGCATGCTTAGAGGAAATTATTACCTCTTAAGAACCGCCCTAGATAATAACATACCTTACTATTACGTAGATCATGCATATCGTGGAAATGGATATAATAGTCCATTTTGGATGAGAATTACAAAAAATGGTTTCTGCCAAAATCAAATATTACCTGATGTAGATTCTCAAAGATTTAATAACCATTTTCCTTTAGCTGAGTTTAAAGACTACAATTTTAAAGAAAAGAAAAATATTGTAGTTCTCCCACCGAGTAATACTGTTGCACGAGTATTTGGTGATACAAATTGGGAATCTGTCATAACAAAAAAGATTAGAGAACATACAGATAGACCTATAGTTGTAAGAAGAAAAAATGGTCCGATTTTAGATAGTGAAATGCTGTTACAAAAGGATAAAGAAAAATATTATTATGAACATACTCTTGAACAAGCTTTAGACGAAGCATATTGCGTAGTGGCTTATAATAGTGCTGTTGCACTCGATGCGTTACAAAAAGGTATACCAGTTTTATGTGAAAGATTTTGTCCTGCATACCCGCTATCTCATGAAATATCTGAAATTGAAAATTTAACCGAAAAAGATCGCCGGCCGCTTTTTGAAAGCCTTATATGGGGCCAATATAAAATGAAAGAAGTGACTGACCCAAGAACTTTTAAATTCATAAATAACTCTACACAATGGAAAGGAATTATTAGATAATGAAATATGTGATTGATATTGACGGTACTATCTGTAAAGAAGTACTTTTACCAAACGGCAAAAAAGACTATGCGTTACACGAACCAATGATGGATCGTATTGCCAAAGTAAATAAATTATATGACGCAGGTCATGAAATTAAATATATGACGGCCCGTGGCGCAGTTAGTAAAATTGATTATTACGAATTGACTAAAAATCAATTAGACAAGTGGGGAGCAAAACATCACGAATTGAGTGTTGGTAAAAAAGAACACTACGATGTTTGGATTGATGATAAAGCATTTTGGAGTGAAAACTTTTTTCGTGAAACCGGTGAGACTTATGAGTAACATTGAAATAACAACTAGCCCGTCAGGTCGTAGTCCAGAGAGTAAATACTTTTTTGGAAGTCGTGCCAAGGATGCCTTAGATCTATCAAGACCTAAGTATAATAAAATTGGAAATGAAGAAGACTATCAAGTTATGCATATGCGTATGGACCTAATGGACTATGCGCATAATCTTGTATTCTATACCGCCGGGATGTGTTTTCGTGTTGAAACTAACGATGATAGACATGCACAGTTTGTTCGTAACATGTTCACTGTTGTGGAGGATAACCCATTAGAGCATACAGCAGACTGGACTATTATACACCATACGGAAATGATTGTAGACGAGCCATACATTTATGTTCATTTGGATGAGAATGTTATGCTTATTGGCGGTACTACCTTTTTAGGTGAAATTAAAAAAGGTGTGTTTAGTATTATTTCATTTGAAACGCCACCTGCCGGTGTTCTACCTATGCACTGTTCTGCATTTACATATAATGGAACAACCAACCTAATGTTTGGTCTTAGCGGCACAGGTAAAACAACACTATCAAGTGACCCTGATTATGAATTAATTAGTGATGATGAAGTTCTTTGGAACCAGGACGGTATTGAAATGATTGAAACAGGGTGTTATGCTAAAAGCGAAGGACTAACACCAGATACCCATCCAACTATTTTTAATGCAGTTGAGTCGGCACGAAGTAAAGATACTCTAGTTGTAGAAAACCCAGGTGCTGCAAACGCAAGGCTAAGTTATCCAATTAGTTGTGTTGAAAATGCGTATCATACACCAATATTTTTTAGTCACCCTGATAATATATTCTTCTTAACAATGGATGTAACTGGTTCATTCCCGCCTGTTAGTAAAATAAGTGGTAAAGTAATTAGACGTTTTTTTGAAACCGGGTACACCAGCCAAATGCCTGGTACAGAAGCAGGGAGTGATGAAATTAAAAAAGTATTTTCACCTTGTTATGGATCACCGTTTATGCCACGGGCAATACAAGAATATAGTGATCTATTGATGCAAAAGATACACGCTAATGATTGTAACGTTTACTTAATTAATACTGGAATGGGAACTGATGGTAAACGTTTTGATTTAGCTTTTACACGTAAATGTGTTAAATCAGCAATAGATATAGGAGCTAGTGATGATAGTGAATGGTGTTCACAAGCTTTAGAGGAATTGATTAATGGTTAATACTTGGCACTATCAATTAATGCGCCACAAAGATGGCTATTTAGCAGTACATGAATATTATTATATGGATGGAAAAAATTCTGTATGGACAAAGGAACCAGAATGAGTAAAGTATTAATGTGTGATCCACCCAGCGGATGGAAGTATGGTTTTCCTAAGCCCTTCCCAGCAGACTTCCTCGAAGATGAGAGTATTATTCCTTGGCTGTTGGAGCAAGGTTATCCACAAGCAGAGATTGACAACTGCGGCAAACACTTTTATTGTAGATTTTGGGAAACAGACACAGATGACTGAATACGATGGAGGATAAAGGATGAAGTTTACACACCAACACAGTAACGGCACAAAGATTGAAATAGAAATGGCAGAACATGCGTCTATGGATGCTGTTCTTGAAGAGTTTCAAAACTTCCTTCGTGCTTGTGGATATATGATTGAATATAATCAAGTGTTAACAATAGAGGATATGGACGAATGAAAGTTAAAATTGGCGGATATCCAAACTATCACTATTGGTTAGATAAGTTTTTTGGGTGGAACCCTAAACAAAAGATAAGCGTTCGTATTGATAATCATGATACGTGGAGCATGGATCATACCCTTGCTCACGTTATCCACCCCATGCTAGTTCAATTAAAAGAAACAAAGCATGGCGCTCCTATGGTAGACATGAAAGATGTTCCACGAGAACTACGTGCTACTAAAAAGCAGTTGGACGCATACGGCAAGAATGGTGATGTTGATCCTAAGTTCTTTGAGCGTTGGGACTGGATCATGGATGAAATGATCTGGGCGTTTGAACAAAAGTGTCGTGATGATTGGGAAAGTGATTACTACGAACATCATGTACTAAGTCCAGATGAAAAAAATTACGACGGTTTCTTTGGCGGATCAAAACTTGTGTGTAAGGACCCCAAGGGTTTGAAAGCACATCAAGAGCGTATGAGCAATGGATTCCGACTCTTCGGCAAATATTATGAAAACTTATGGGATTAATATAATGATGCAAAAGAAACAATACAAATAATACTTAATGATATTGATAAACATGGAGTGATAGATTATGAGTAAATTTATAGCGGCGATGGATCATAGCGGCGGATCAACTGGCGGTGTATTAGATCGTTACGAGCAAACTTATACTGAAAAAAATAAGATGGATCTCGTACATAAAATGAGATTACGTATGGTAAACTCACCAGACTTTACAAGTGAAAACATTTGGGCGGCGATCTTATATAAAGATACGGTTGAACGTGGAATGGTTCCTATTCTAAAATCAAAAGGAATTAAATCATATCTCAAAATTGATAGTGGTTGTGAACCAAACGGATACCTAAAACATTTCAAGTACCATGATATGATTGAGTTTGCAATTCAGAATGGCTGCTCAGGAACTAAGATGCGAAGTATTGTTAAAAATATAAATCAAATGGATATGATATTAGAACAGCAATTTGCGTTAGCAGAAGAAATATATAAAGCTGATTTAATGCCTATTGTTGAACCCGAAATTCCTATAGACCATCATCAAAAACAAAACGTAGAAGATTTGTTACACGAGCAACTTTCTAAAAGATTAGACGCATTTAAAGGAAAGTGTATTCTAAAACTAACATTGCCTGAACAACCAAACTTTTACAAAGATATTATGGAGCATAAAAAAGTTCATAAAGTAGTTGGCTTAAGTGGAGGTTACAGTACTAAAGAAGCGTGTAAACGTTTGTCACAACAAGACGGCATGTCCGCTAGTTTTAGTAGAGGGTTAAGTGAAGGTCTATACGCTAATCAGAGTGAAACTGAATTTAATTATGCAATTGCTAAAAATATTCATATGATTAAAGAGGCGGGAAAATGAAATATAAATTAGCTAGTGATACGTGGGATCAAGAAGAGATTTGGGCAATACATCGTGTAATTGCAAGCGGCCGTTATACTATGGGAGAAGAAGTAAAAAAGTTTGAAAAACAGTTTGCAGAATTCTTTGGCACTAATCATGCCGTAATGACAAATAGTGGTAGCAGTGCAAACTTAATTTCAATTGCAGCTTTAGCATTAAATCCAGAGTATAAAAACAAAGGAAATATCATTGTTCCTGCTGTAAGTTGGAGTACTACTTATTTTCCTGTACACCAATGGGGATATACACTTCGTTTTGTTGACGTTGATCCCTATACGTTTAATATAGATGTGGATAAAGTTGAGGCTGCAATAGATGAAGATACCGCCGCTATCTTTACTGTAAACCTATTAGGAAATTCCTCTGATCTGCCAGGTTTAAAAATGTTATGTGATAAGTATAATATTACTCTTCTTGAGGATAATTGTGAAAGCTTAGGTGCGTCTGCAGAATTTAATTTAAAATGTGGATCCGTGGGTGAGATGGGTACCTTTAGTTTCTTTTTTAGTCACCATATGCAAACAATGGAAGGCGGTATGGTTTTAACAAACGACGGAACAACTGCTGAATATTTAAAGAGCCTTCGTGCCCATGGTTGGATCCGAGATATGGAAGAAGGTAGCAGTCTATATGAGAAATCAGGAGACCCGTTTGAAGATAGCTTTAAATTTATATTGCCCGGCTATTGTGTAAGACCTTTAGAAATGAGTGGTGCAATAGGTCAAGAACAATTAAAGAAATGGCCAAATATGATGGTTGGTCGTCGAGCAAATGCAGTACATGCAAAAGAAGCCTTTGGAAAAATAAAAGGAATGAGACTACAACGAGAATATGGGGAAAGTAGCTGGTTTGGTTTTGGTATTGTTCTTGAAGAGCATTTAAAAGGTAGGCGTAAAGAAGTCATTAATATTCTTACAGAAAACGAAGTTGAAACACGTCCTATTGTTGCCGGCAACTTCATGAAGAACCCAGTTATAGATAGATTAAATTGGGATAGTGTAGGAACATTTGAAGCGACCGACGATCTCCATGAAAATGGTTTCTTTATTGGAAACGACTCAATAGATTTAAAACAGGAGATAAACATGGTAGCAGATATAATTGGAAACATAAAATGAAAACGGCGTTAATCACGGGGTTTCCCGGCCAGGATGCTTGTTATCTTGCTGAACTACTTTTAGAAAAAGGATATGATGTCCATGGAATAGTTAAAAGATATACGAGCCCAAATTGGTCAAATATAGAATACTTAAATCTTTTTAATATGGGATTAAAAACTCATATAGGTGATGTTACAGATATGTGTAGCTTAATGGATATTATGGAAATCGTACAACCTGACGAATTTTATAATCTTGCAGCACAAAGCTTCGTCGGTGGATCATGGCGTCTTGCATATGTAACCACCCACGTAGACGCTATAGGACCTCTCAATTGTCTTGAAGCTATTCGTCGAGTTAAACCCTCTTGTAAGTTCTATCAAGCTGCAACGTCCGAAATGTTTGGTAATAGTAATACCGAAGGCAGGCAAACAGAAAAAACTCCGTTCGAGCCTGCTAGCCCGTATGGAGTTGCGAAATTATATGGTTTTCATATTACAAAAAATTATAGAGAAAGTTATAATATGCATGCTTGCTCGGGTATTTTATTTAATCATGAGTCACCTATTCGCGGTATTGAATTTGTTTCAAGAAAGATTACCGATGGCGTAGCAAAAATTGTATTAGGCAAGTCTGATAAAATTGTATTAGGTAATCTAAACGCCGAGCGAGATTGGGGCCATGCTAAAGATTACGTCCTTGCACAGTGGCTTATGTTACAGCAAAATAAACCTGAAGATTTTATAATTGCAACTGGCATTAAACACACTGTAGGAGAGTTATGTGAACTTGCGTTTAAAATAGCAGGAATACAAAACTGGGAAAAGCATGTGATATCAGATAAAGAGTTTCAAAGACCAAATGAATTACATAGCCTTCACGCTGACTCAAGCAAAGCTAAACAACTATTGGGATGGGAACCAGAATATTTATTTGAGCAAATGATACATGAGATGGTTGTTGAAGATATACGAAGACATGAAAGTACAAAATGAAAATAGTAGTCACTGGTCATACGAGTGGTTTAGGTAAATCTTTATATCAAAGCTTTTCTAAAAATCATCATGTAATTGGATTGAGTAGGTCAAATGGATATAATTTAGAGTCGGATATTGAACCGTTCGTCGCACATAATTTTGACGTATACATTAACAATGCATATTATAAATATTCTCAAGTTGATATTTTATATGAACTATTTAATAGAAATAAATATAAATGTTGCACAATTATTAATATTGGTAGTGTCAGCGCAGATGGTAATAGAGATACTGTTAACGAATACGCAGTTCATAAATCTTCATTAGAAAAAGCCTGTACCCAGCTTCAGTTAATAGATTCTGAATGCAAGGTAGTACATTTAAAACTAGGAAGAATGAATACACCAATGACAGACCATAGGAAAGAATATCCAAGAATGGACACCGACTATATTGCCGATACTGTGGATTGGATTATAAACCAGCCTCAGAACATTTTAGTAAAAAATCTAACTTTAGATATTATGCATAGTAGAAGGAAAGTCATATTATGATACCAATTTTTATAGGATACGATAAAAGAGAAGCTGCGGCCTATCATGTATGTTCAAATTCAATTATTAGAAACGCAACGTCCCCTATTAGTTTAAATCCATTGTCACTCAATTTGCTTAAAGGATATGAGGAGAAACATTCCGACGGTAGTAATCATTTCATATATAGTAGATTTCTTATTCCACATCTCATGGATTACAAAGGATGGGCTATCTTTATAGACGGTGATATGATACTACGCGATGATATAACAAAACTATGGGATATGAGAGATGAATCAAAAGCTGTCATGGTAGTAAAACATGATTATAAGACTCGTATGTCTGAAAAATATTTAGGTTCAAAAAATGAAAACTATCCTCGTAAAAATTGGTCAAGCGTAATACTTTGGAATTGCGGTCATGAAGAAAACCGTATCGTAACGACAGATTTTGTTTCAAATGCGACTGGTGCTCAAGTTCATAGATTTACTTGGCTAGAAGACGATCTTATTGGAGAACTACCAATTGAATGGAATTGGCTTCCTGACGAATTTGGAAAAAATAAAGATGCCAAACTATTACACTTTACATTAGGTACTCCTTGTTTTCACGATTTTGCTGATTCGCCAATGGCAGACGAATGGCATCGTGAAAGAATATATGCGGACTACAGCCAGCAGCACGGATTATAATATATTATGAAAGAAGTATTTGAAGGTAAAAGTGTTTCGGTCGTTGGTAACGCAAGAAGTTTGTTTGATAAAACTTATGGTCAAGAAATAGATAATCATGATGTAGTTTGCAGAATTAAAAGAGGGTTCTATCAGCTCAAATCAGATGCTATTATTTCACACGGTTTAAAAACAGATGTTTGGTTTTTAAATTGGTTTAAAACTATGGACCCTAATAAAGTTACCAACAAAAAAGTAGATCATATTGTCGAAATTCTATATAATCCTGAAATAGACGAAAAATGGTTAATAAAAGATTTAGGTCATCATCGCCCATCTACTGGGTTAAGGATATTACATTTCATATCTTTATATAATCCAAAGTCCGTAAGTGTTTATGGATTTGATTGGAAGAAGACTCCTTCGTTTCATGATAAGCAATTAATTGACGAAAGACATAACTTTGTGTTAGAAGAAGATTATTGTAGAAGGCGGTTTTTTGAAAAACAAAAAGACGTATACAGGTTAGTAAAATGAAAAGCTGGTTTGCGGGAAAAACCGTTGCCGTGGTTGGTAACGCTATATCACTATTTGATAAAACTTATGGTCAAGAAATAGATAATCATGATGTAGTATTACGTATGAACAAGGCAGCTGTTTTATATACTCGTAAAGATGCGTATATAAGTCATGGTTCAAAAACTGATATATGGGTATTTTGGAATACTGCTGAATATAAATCAATGTTTAAAAACATACCAAGTCATGTAAAGAAAATGCATGCAGGACATCAAGGTAGAACTCCTAATAATCTGCATCTTGTTGATTTTGTATATCCTGATCACGGTTTATATCGCGAGTTAAAAAGAAAGGCTGGTAGGCATAATAATCCTACTACAGGACTTATTACTCTTGACTATATATCAAATTGTGAACCTGTCCATGTTGATGTGTATGGGTTTGATTGGAAAGAAACTCCAACATTTACGGATCCCGAGAAAAAACGTGAACGAATATGCCCACACGATTATGAAACAGAAAAGGCATATTGTATGAAAACCTTCTTTTCTAGAGAAAACTATATTTTAAAGACCTAATTATTATAAATAAAAGAAAAACTGAATGCCTGGAGACAAATCATGGCTAAAGAAAAAGATGATTCTGTAAAGACTGATAAAAAAAAGAAGGTGAAAAATTTTAAAGAATTTGATCCTACACAATTTATTGAAGTAGAACCAGTAATTGCGGAAGCAGCAGACGGCAAAATTGTAGTTTCATGGGGTAGAATGAACCCAATTACAACAGGCCATGAAAAACTCATTAATGCTGTTATCAATACCGCAAAAAAAGAAAAAGCGTCTCCTGCGGTTTATCTTACTCATTCCCAAGATAAAAACAAGAACCCCCTATCCTACGATGATAAAGTAAAATATGCGCAAAAGGCGTTTGGGTCTATCATCGTAAAATCAAAAGCAAAAACTATTATTGAATTAATGAAAGAATTAGCTCGTAATTACAGGGACGTTATTGTAGTCGCTGGATCAGATAGAGTAAAAGAATTCGAGACTTTGCTAAACAAATACAACGGAAAAGAATATAAGTTTAATAGCGTTACAGTCGTTTCAGCCGGCAGTAGAGATCCTGATGCAGAAGGTGTTGAAGGAATGTCGGCTTCCAAAATGAGACAGTTTGCTGCTGACGACGACTTAAATAATTTTAGTAAAGGTCTTCCAAAGAAATTAAAATCAAGTGCGAGGCAAGTTATGACAGACGTAAAAAAAGGTATGAATGAGTCTATTCAAGAAGATGAAGATCTTCAAGAAAAACAACCTCTTTCTATACAACAGCGCCGTAAGCGCGGTCTGCAAATGAAAAGATTTAAAACAAAAATTAAAATCGGTCGTGAGCGTTCAAAAAGAAAAATGGCAAATAAAGAAAAGCTGATGAAAAGATCAAGAAAGAAAGCTTTGGAATTTATTCGCAATCGCCTTATGAAACAAAAGAAATATTCTGAAATGTCTCCAACGGAAAAAATTGCTCTTGATAAAAGGGTTCAGAAGATTAATCCTAAAGTTTTGGATCGTATTGCCAAAAGACTATTTCCAAAGGTACGCGCCGCCGAAAAAGAAAGACTAAGATCTGTATTGAATAAAAAGCAAGAAGATACAAATGAAATGTTTGAATCTTTTATAGCTGAAAAGGATACAACTAGTTCCAAGCCACAAGATCCTGATGTAAAAGATAGACCTGGTTCTCAACCAAAAGGTTATTACAAAGGTGTAGTAAAAGATAAAAAAGATGCCCGGGCTGCACACTTTGAAAAAGGTGCGAAAATGGATGATGATAATCCTGATGCGTATAAACCTGCTCCAGGAGATAAAGAGGCTAAAACAAAACCGTCTGTTCATACAAAAAGATTTAAAGATATGTTTGGTGAAGCAGCCGAAGGATATTGCTCGGATGATTGTTGTGGGGCGGATGTAAAAGCGGCGGATTGTACGTGTGATCCAAAATGTCCTCATTGCGATTGTAATGCTAAGTCAATTGACGAAGCTTCCACTGTAGATACAAAGGTGCGTAAACGCCCTCATATGGCATTAGAAAAATCAGGTGCAGTCAAGATAGACAAAAGATTTAAAATGTACAAACCCAAAAAAGAACTCCTTCTTGATAAAGAATTGACCGAGCTCGTAGAAGATATGAATGACTTTTTTCATAGTGATCTAATTGAGGAGTTGAGTACTATAATAGAAACTCAAGAGTATGATGATTTGATGGAATCTGATCCTTCAGCATCACTTAAGAAAAAGGCAGAAAAAACTGGTATATCATATGGTATTCTAAAAAAGGTTTTTGATCGCGGAGTTGCTGCGTGGAGAACAGGTCATAGACCAGGTACAAACCCCACACAATGGGGACACGCTCGTGTAAATTCATTTGCCACTAAAGGTAAAGGTACATGGGGCAAGGCGGATAAAGACCTTGCTGATAAAGTACGTAAGGAAGAAGTTAGGGTGCTCCTAAAATGACTGGCGATTCTATTGCTATTCAACGTGCCAAGGATGCAGAGCACGCAAAGGCAATGGGTCGTTCAGTAAAAACAGGCCGTAAACTTCCAAAGAAAACTATGACTTCAACTCAAAGATCACTTGCATCAATGCGTGGAGAAGAAGTAGAAATGGACGAAGCACACGATCCTAAACACGTAAAGATGGCGGTAGGTATTGCATCAGATAAAAGATATGCTGGTGGTAATATGACGGGTGCAGTTA